AAAAAGCCACCAATAATACCCAACACAAAAAGCATAAAAGGTACGTGGGGAGAGAAGTTTTTTGAAGAAAGGGGATTAAGTTTAAACATAGCAGAAGAACATGGCGTTGGAATTGCCTCACATTTTGTTGACAACAAACGCCAAGACTGCATTGCCTTTGTTTACAAAAACGCTGATGGCGTACCAACCAATATCAAGTTCAGAACCGCAGATAAAAAATACGCACAACTTCCCGACTGTGAGCGTTTCCCGTATTTATTAGACTGTTTAAACGTTGGAGATGATGACACGCTGTTGATTTGTGAAGGAGAGATGGACGCAATTACATGGAAAATCTGTCCGGACATTACCAAGAATGTCATTTCTATTCCAGATGGTGCGAGTGATCGCAAGATGGATTGGTTGACGAGTTTTGATATAGGTAAATACAAGAAGATATATCTAGCTTTAGACGCAGATGATGCCGGAATTCAATGCAGAGAAGAAATCGCTAGGCGCGTGGGTAGAGAAAGATGTTTCATAATTGCCTATCCAGATGGATATAAAGATGCAAACGAGGTATGGATGAATTCAAAAGATGCCCTAGTGCAATGTTATGAAAGTGCAGAGCCATATCCTATTAAATCTTTATACACCGCGAATCCATTTATGGAAGAAGGATTGCAATTATTTAGAGGTGGGTTGAGAAAAGGATTGAGTACAGGCATAGATGGGATGGATGAAATATTTTTAGTGCGCCCTCAAGAAGTTACCATATGTAGCGGAGTGCCGAACTGTGGAAAATCAGAATTTATAGATGCTATCGCAGTCAACATGGCGAAGGATCACGATTATAAGTTTGCGATTTGTTCCTTCGAGAATCCCGTTAGCGAACACCTAAATAAATTGGCTGAGAAAAAAGTAGGCAAACCGGCACGAAAAGATACTTGGGTAAAACAAATGGAAGAAGAAGAATTATTGGATGCCTATGATTGGTTGGCACAACATTTCTTTTTTGTACGCGCGGAAGATGAATCGCCCACGATTGATTGGTGCATACAGGCATTGATCTCTAGTGTTCTAAGGTACGGAGTAAACGCTGTAATTTTAGATCCGTATAATGAATTTGATCACAAAAGACCTACTGGTATGACTGAGACAGAATATGTCTCTCAGATGATGAGCAAATTACGTAGATTCGCACAGAATTTTGGTGTGCATGTTTTCTTTGTCTGCCATCCGGCAAAAATGAGAAGATCGCATGATGGTACATTCCCAATGGTTGAGCCTTATGATATTGCCGGTAGTGCAAACTTTGCGAATAAAGCAGATGTGATTTTAATAGTGGAGCGTGATTTCACACAGGGAAGTAAAGAAGTAAGAATACATACGAAGAAGATGCGGTTTAAACAGTCCGGTCAGATTGGATCGGTGGATTTGGAATACGACTATATTTCTGGAAGGTATGGAAAATCATGGGGTTATCCATCCACAGAAGATGCAGATGGATGGCTACCAGATTAGGTGATTACTTTTTGTTGGATTTGTTTGTAGGTTTTTTGCCACCCACCCAAGCCTCGTTGATGTTCTTGGTTGACTTGTCATCAGCGACATATCTTCCTTTGATTGTTCTTGCCCTCTTTGGTGTTGACTTGTTGATAACAACAGAGGGTTTAAGATTGATTGTTCTCTCTTGGATTTTTACATTGGGTTTCTTTTCATCAGCTACGAAAAGCCAATTATAAAATTGTGTTATGGGTTTGAATTTCAAATTTATAAAGCGTTTAAACATATTAATGTCTCCTTTTTTTTAGCCGTTAGTTTTATTTTTTAATGCTTTCTCACGCAGTAAAGTTTTGTTTACCATGTAATTAAGCCTTTCTTCTTCTTGCTCCTCTTTTAATCGTAAAAGCTTATAGACATACTGCCTAGATACTCCGACCATTTGAGCAATTTCGTTTCCATTAAATCCTTTATCATTTAGATCAAGAATCTTTTTTGTTCTTCTTTTTCCATCCGGTGTACTAGGTTCTTTACAATATCTGTCGTATTCTTCCGGATTAAGATTAATTGAAAGTTGGTATCTTATTGTAGATATAGGATGATCTAATGTATCAGAGATATCTTTCAAGGTTTTACCACCCTTCCTCATAACAAGGGCAGTATCTAACCAATAGGGTTTTCTATTTCTTCTAGGCATTTGTGAATCTTATCATGTCAACCATTGTTGGTCAATCGTTGACTAAAGCGAACACTCAATAGATGATTTATTTTCTACTGCTGTTTTTAAGAATTTAAGTAGTCCTACTTTTTGATTCTCAAAATATTCACTATCCAGATCAGATCTTTCTTCTTGCTCATCAGTAAGCTTGATTTCAGAATCTTCAATCATCTTAATAAGATCTTGTGCCTTCTCTGGCGGTAACATGCTCTCAGCATCAAGCATAGGTATTACATCTTTCCACCAAGAAATACCCAAAGACCACATAACACTACTGCTGTTATAACTGTCTCTGAAATACAGATCAGTAGGATACATGTCGTTGTATATGCTATGCACTTTATCACTTGCATCTTTGAATTCTTTTGAATCTTTATCTTCTATCTTGTTTCTTGCATGTACTGCATCCTCGAAGAGAGGATTTAGTTCATCATGTAAACTTTTTATAGCACCTTCTATGTATAAATCAGCGCCCATAATTATTCTCCTTTTTGTTGTTGTTATTTAAAGTTGTGGGATTCCTTGAGCGTTTAAACATCTTCAAACCTCGCCGGAATCCCGTTTGTATTCGCTAATCTTTTAGCAAATTCGGTTAGTGTTTTCATAACTACGTTGTGTGCTATTGCACCCTTCAGTTCTACAAAAGACACTTGATTGATAGAGTTCGTATCATAATCTATGGCACGTACTTCTATTGTTTGATCATCTTTAAAGTCTAAGCTTAAAGACATACTCGTTTTTAAATCTTCACCATTCATTTTTGTTCTCCTTGCACCTTCGGTGCATTTGTTGTTAGTCGTTGCTTAAAGCCTTACCATCTAAGTAAAAATGTGTTCGTGAATTATTTTTCCATTCTTATCTTTAATAACGTATTCAATAGACTCGCTTTTTGTAGAAAAAATTCCGTCAACCTCACCTTCGGAATAAAGTTGCATAATTTCTTTATCATTCTTAGCTTGAATTTCTATTTCTTCGTGTAGTTCACATATTCTAGTGACCTTATAAGTTTTCATTTTGTTCTCCAACATCTAAATTCATTATTTTCATTTATTCTACATGTAGCTATCCATCCTAAGTCTCTGAATTGCTTGTAAACTAAGGCATTTACTGCTCTTTTAGCTTTGTCTGCTTGTCTTGAGGATGTCCATACTTCCGGCACAATAAAAGAGTCTCCTATTTCCATTGCCGAAATAGCATTTCTGACCGCAATACAAAGACCAGTACCGGTTCTAGGATTAACGATAGGTATATTCTTTTCAATTTTTATTTTTATTTCTTCATTCATGTTTTTACTCCAAGTCAAAATTAGTTAGCACTACACAATTTCCCACGATTACATCATCTAACAAGTATTCTTGTTTTGTTAGCCAAGCATGGTATCTAACTGTAGCGTTTAAGTTAAAAGGTAAGCCATTACTCTTGCCATCTTCATTGATGATTGCGTGGCACTCCCTTCCTTCATGTATTACTCTGATGAGTTCTATACGTCCATCTACCCATTCTCTCATTTCTTCAAGCGTAGGCTGTCTGTCAAGCTTAATGGTTTCTTCGCTATGCTCTGTAGCATATGGAATGTCATTGTTGACAAGGTTCTTTACGTTGTAAATTTTTAGTATGTTCTTACTCATTTCGTTCTCCGTTTAAACGTTGCCCTTCTTCTCTCAATGGTGAGCATCAAAGCACAAAACAATAGTGCAAGTGCCGACAGATATAACAATATCTTTATTACCGGCAAGGGGGATGAAAATATGTAGGCAATAGACAAAGCGGATATTCCGGCTATGTATACCAATGTTTCATATA